ATCAAGTACGAAGAACTCAAAGATGAGAGGTACACCAAGTTACTGTCAAGAACTGATATTCTAAATACGAGTTTCGAGACAGTCTTCAAAGAGTACAATGATCCGAACAATTTCATGTTCCTTGATCCACCGTACGACAGTGAGTTTACTGATTACGGGTACTGTCAATTTGGCAAGGACGAGCACTTAAAACTCGCCAACTGTTTTAAGAGTACCAGTATAAAGTGCCTGATGATTATAGGCCGAACGCCGTTCATAGAGGAACTGTACAAGGGGTACATTAAGGAAACGTACAAGAAAAAGTACCGGTTCAAACTGTACGATGGTCGGATCGGTGACGATATTAATACGGATCATCTAGTTATCGCGAACTATACGCCCTAGTTCCCTGAAATAATCATGAAAATCGTTCTTGGACCAAGGGAAATCAACGAGGTTCAAAAAATCACCCATGTGATCAACCTTGACGCCGTTTTCTTCACACTTTATTATATGACTTTGGAGGTACTTGCAGAGATCATGACGATCGTACACCGACCAGTTCAGTATACCGATATCGATGGTATAATCCGGATACTTTTCCTGGTTGTAAGGCAAGAGATCGTCCGTGACCTTTTTAAAGGTGGCTGGCAACTTCTCAGTATCGAGTTGCATATTACCTTTGAGCTCCCTCATATAAATAGTTTTGGTCGTATGATTGGCCCATTGCAAGTCGATATCCTTGGACTTTGAAGCACTGACAACTTGTACTCCACATTTGAGCAGTTCCAAGTTCAAGTTGAACTTGATAATCTCCTTGGCCAAAGTCTCGCCGAGCTTGCCGAACTTTATATTGATGGACTGCTCGCTGACTTTAGGACCGTGCAACAGGTGAATGATAGAACCTGATTTGGTCATAGGAACTTCTGATCGCATCATATCAAGGACCCATAAACGCCCAATTTCTTTGGTATAGTGCAGTTGTTGTGCCATTGTATCTAATAGGTTAATTGTTTACGAACGGACCATTTTTTTATATAGTTTTTTAAGCGAGGGTACTTGTCCATTTTGTTGGGAGGCGGTGGAGGTTGGTTCACGATATCCCAAATCATAACTTGAACCAATTCCGGAAGATTATTGGTCACTTGGCAGAATAAAAGCAAAGAGTTCATTTATCTTCTATTTTGATACGTCTTGAGTTAATTTAAGACACGTATTTTTACTCATCGTCACCGTCGGCAATAGAGGACAAGAACAGGTCGACATCACCGGCAAACTCGGGACACTTCTTGATAGTTTTCTTGGTGACCATATCCTGGACATTGTTAATATGTTCCTCGAGTTTACGAAAATCGACGCCGGTCTGTTTGGTGATGAGTTCGGGGGAGGCCATATCCCGAAGGGCCCAGAGGTACCCGGCAGCATAATTGGCGTGCATGACAGCGATGTAAGGCGATTCGTCCTGCTGGGCCCGGGTGGCCCATTTGGCCGCTTTCTTGGTGAGTTTGTCGAGTGGGAGTTTCTTAGGTCCGTTCCACATGAAGAACAGAACTAAAAGTACAAGTCCGATGATGATTTGGTACATTACTATCACTTGGGAATTTTACCAACGTGTAAAGCGAATATTCCGCCTATAATCATAGCCAGACCGATCCATTGTTGCATACTATTGAGACGTTCACCAAGTAATAAAAAAGCTAGGATCGTAGTGAGCAAAGCGGATACACCGTCCCACATACCATTGGTGTATATGAGGTTGGAGCGAGCGAGTGATTTGATAAGGAACGAAATCATGACGGCGTAAGCTACGAGACCCATTCCGAGATGATTAAGTTGTCCTGAGCGTGCATACAATTTGAAATTACTGTCACCGATATACTCTGATAAACTCAAAAGAGCTATCAGTAATATAAAAATCATTTTATTATCTTCCTGTAACTGTAGATAAATTTACACGTGTGTGGATAAGTGATACACCAACAGTGAAAAAAGCTATACCGATGACTAGACCACTTATAAGTCCGCTTTTCTTTTTCGACATAACACCTGGATCGTCACATGCTACTTTATTGTAGTAATATCCACACACTGATAATAATATAGTACCTATTAAAATCATACCTCCGGCTAAAGCATTGTTGGTAATTGATGCACCTAGGGCGAGCATGAACAAAATTGCACCCGACAAAGTTGACCATTTGGCCGCTTTATTTTCTTGGTTTTGAGAGTATACTAGCGCCGAAGGTGTGGCCACTAAAGCTCCTACTGCGAGTAACATAGAAATAATAAAAGGTGCACTTTCTGACGTGAACATATATTACATGATACATATTATTTTAGTGGGGTGGTGGTCCAGCGGGTGGTCCAGCGGGTGGTGGCCCAGCGGGTGGTGGTCCAGTGGGTGGCTGAGGCTGAATAACCATGCTAGCTGCTTCTAATTTTGCTTCTTCTATTGCTTGTTTAGCTGCGTTTTTTGCTTTTTCTATTTGTGTAGTCAGTTCTTCTACCGTGAAAGGTGGATGAGCAATTAAAACGCCGATTACTAACATGACAATACCTAGTATGATACCGACTACTAAACCTCGTTTTTTAGATGTTGGAGCGCCATCGTCGCATACGTTCTTGTTATAAAAGTAAGAACAGAGTGCCACAAGTATAGATCCTATAGCGAGTACTACAGCTGAAATTTTATTATTCATACCAGCTAATCCTAGACCTGCAGCGTATACTAATACACCGGCTACAATTCCTCCAATCATTTTTTTATCTTTTTTCTCATCGTACAGGGATGAAAATACGGCTATATGTATGGCACCTATAAACAGTAAAACAGCTATGAAATAGTTTTGCATTTATAATGTACTTAGAAAAAAAGAACGTTAGTAAAATGAATAATGAAAGAGACTGTTCAGAAACTTAGTCACCTGGATCATATCCTGAAACGCCCCGACTCGTATGTCGGCTCTACGGATCAGATTGATGAAGTGGGCTGGACACTCGATACCAATAACAGGTTCAAAAACGAAACGGTACGGTACTCACCAGCCCTTCTCAAGATTTTTGACGAAGTGCTGGTGAATGCAATTGATCGAAACTCCATGTACCCTGACAAAGTCACCAAGATCAGTGTGGACACCAAAGAAGGATCAAGGATCACCGTGACCAATAATGGACCGCTTGGGGGTATAGCAGTCGAAAAGAGTCCGGAAGGGATCTGGAACCCCGAGCTAACGTTTGGTCACTTGTTGACGAGCACGAATTATGATGATAGTACACAGAGGGTAGTAGGCGGTCGGAACGGGTACGGCGCCAAACTGGCCAATATATACTCGACCGAGTTCAAAGTGATTATTGATGACGCGGAGAACAAGGTGCACTACGAGCAAGTGTGGGAGAACAATATGCGCGTGTGCCACCCTCCAACCATGAAAAAGTACAGTGGCAAACAGTCCAGTGTGACCATCGAGTTTGTTCCGGACTGGACTAAACTGGGTGGGTACAACAAAGGGTTCGAACGACTAATTGAAAAGAGGGTTCATGATGCCGCGGTATGCACTTCGCCCAAATGCACAGTAGAACTTCATGGAAACAAACTAAGTCTGCGTAAATTCGAGGAGTATGCGGCCATGTACCTCGAACAAGGGACCCCACTAGCCAGTTTTACGAGTGGGGATCGCTGGTCCGTGATTGTAGCCCCGAGTTCGGAGTACCGCCAAGTATCTTTTGTGAATGGGATATGTACCACGAAAGGTGGGACCCATGTCGATCATGTCGTGAACATGATTGTGAGCAGTGTACAAGAAGAACTTGGCAAGAAAGTCAAACTGAGTAATTCCCAAATCAAGAACAACCTGTTTGTGTTCGTGCGATGCACACTGGTCAACCCATCGTTCAGTAGTCAGATCAAGTCGGAATGTACACTCAAAGTATCACAGTTCGGCAGTGTCTTTGAACCACCCAAGAACTTTGCCAAAAGTATTTTAGCGAAAACCGGTATCCAGAACGATCTCCTGGCTCTTTCCAAGTTGAAAGAACAGAAAGAGCTCACGAAACAAACGGACGGAGCCAAACGATCGACAATTACGGGTATACCCAAACTTGATGATGCCAATTATGCCGGAACATCTAAATCGGGCAAGTGTACATTGATCGTCACCGAGGGCGACTCGGCCAAAACACTCGCAGTAGCTGGTCTGTCGGTGGTCGGGAGAGACTACTATGGCGTGTTCCCTTTGAGGGGCAAGTGCAAGAACGTGAGGGACGCATCTGTCGCTCAACTCTTAGCCAACCAGGAATTCACCGACCTCAAGAAGATTTTGGGTCTAAAACAGGACAAGGTGTACACTTCACTTGGTGAGTTGCGGTACGGTCGGCTTATGATCATGACCGATGCGGATAACGATGGCAGTCATATCAAAGGACTGATACTGAATATGATCCATTTCTTCTGGCCTAGTCTGTTGACCCTCAACTTTGTGGTCAGTCTCGTAACCCCGATCGTCAAGGCGGTCAAAGGGTCAGAGACCAAGACGTTCTATACCGAAACATCGTTTCGAAGATGGTTTGAAGGTAATCCAATGGGCAACTGGAAAATCAAGTACTACAAGGGTCTGGGGACATCGACTTCATTGGAAGCAAGGGAATATTTCAAGAACATCCAAAATTTGACCGTAGGTTTTGCGGATGACACGAAAACAACCGAGTCGATCGTGTTGGCTTTCGACAAAGGGATGGCGGATGCACGTAAGACGTGGTTACTGGAAAACACCGAGAAGGATCCTCGACAACGTGAGATTGAGTACGGTACCGTCAAAACACTCAGTGTCAGTGATTTCGTGCATCGCGATCTGGTCAATTTCAGTTTGGCCGATTTGCGGCGATCGATTGCCAGTATGGTCGACGGGTTCAAACCTTCGCAGCGCAAAGTCCTGTACGCCTGTTTGTCCAAGAACTTGACCGAGGATATGAAGGTGGCCCAGTTGGCCGCGTACGTCTCGGAAAAAACCAGTTATCACCATGGCGAGACGTCATTGGCGGATACGATTGTGAAATTGGCCCATGACTTTGTGGGGTCCAATAACTTGAATTTGTTGGAACCCAGTGGGCAGTTCGGAACCCGGTTAATGGGGGGTAAAGATTGCAGTCAGACCAGGTACATTTACACCAAATTGTGCCCAGTGACCCGGTTAATATTTGACAAACATGACGATAATGTACTGAGTTACTTGATGGACGACGGGAAAAGCATAGAGCCGGACTATTTTGTCCCGGTGGTACCGATGGTCCTGGTGAACGGATCCGAAGGGATCGGGACAGGGTTCAGCTCGTACGTCCCACCTTATAGTCCATCGGATATAGTCGAGAACATCCAGTTGGCACTTAGTGGAAAACCCATGAAACCTATGAACCCGTGGTTCAGAGGGTTCAGAGGAGTAATCAATAAGAGTGACGAAACGACCTGGACCGCTTGTGGAACATACACGTGCGAAGGGACAACGTACCGCATCACTGAGCTCCCACCAGGTCGATGGACCCAGGATTTCAAGGAGTACCTCGACACCCTAGTCGAGAAGAAAGTTATTACGAGTTATGAGAACAACAGTACGACCGAACAGGTCAACTTCTCGATCTATGGGTACACTGGTACCACCCCGGTCAAAGATTTCAAGATGGAGAAGGTGTTCCATACAACCAATATGCACTTGTTCCATCCCGTGAAAGGGATCAGGAAGTACGCCAGCGCCGAGGAAATCCTGGTGGATTTCTTGGAGATCCGGATCGACTACTACAAGAAACGCAAAGAGTACCTCGTCAAAACACTGACCGAAGAACTTTCGGTCCTTCAAAACAAAGCGCGGTTCATCCAGATGGTCATTGATGGATCTTTGACGATATTCAAACGGAACAGAAGTGATATTGAGCGCGATCTAAAAAGCCTCAAGTTTGATGGACCTTCTTACGATTACTTGTTCAATATCAAGACGTATCAGTACACGTCCGAACACGTCGAGAAACTGAACAGTGACGTCAAAGTGGCCAAAGACAGCCTGGAAAGTGTTCAAAGTACGACAACCTTGAAGATGTGGAAGAGTGACCTATTAAAAATGTCATCAACAAATAAGTAATGGAGCTTTCTCCTTTTTTGTCTGTCTACAAGAGGTACAGCAAGTATACCACCCAAGTGCACACCTGCCGACCTAAAACTCCGGCTGATTTCGGACAATTGATAGAAATGGATATAGATAGATACGGTGACTTTATAAAAACGATATTTGTCAAAATGACTTTACCACCTACATTCTCCGATTACATATACACGGGATCACCGGGTCTTCATATATTCGAATATATTGAGCTGGTGATAGGCGATACGATAATCGATCGCGTGGATGGGTACTATATGTGTCTCTATTATGAAACGAGGTTTTCGAGTGATATGAATTCACCAACGTTCAACGAAAATTTTGGCGGTGATATATCAAACATCTCGGAGTATATACCACCAAACGGTCTAGCCCAAATTGGACAAGATCGATTGAAATGTTATACGACTGATCGTAATCGCAGTATATTTTTCCCTATTCCTTTTTACTTTATGAATGTACCGTCACTGGCTGTACCAATGTGTCTTTTAAAAAAACAAGAAATCAAATTACGTTTCAAGTTACGACCTTGGGAAGATATGCTTATAAAAAACATCGAGTACGCCCAAAATTTGACATATTTACGAAATCCGGTCGATCTGACTATACAAGGCGGAGGACCATTACATCTTGTCGATTTATCCGTACCAGTCGAATTTGCTTATATATCCGATGAAGATTTTCAGACTATTTCCAGTAAACCTTGTATACATTATATTACCCAAAAACAACTACAGGTTGTACCAGTTGGTACCTCAAACTCCGTGAAAGCCCTACTTGAATTCACAAACCCGGTAAAATGTTTATATTTTTTTGGTCGGTACGACAACACGAAAGGGATGATATACCGCAATCAGTACAGTGAACGAAAAAACAAAGCTCGATTGGATAAAGGTAAAGCGTGGGGTCATCATATACAAAGTATTCAACTCGAGTTTGATAATGAGGTTTTTTTGAATAGTGAAATAGCGAATTATCAATTTTTAAGTCATGTTGAACGTGTTGTACATAGTGCTACTCCTTTTCAGTCGACTATACTGAATATCATAAGCACGATGAATGTTGTTTCCGATACCAAGGAACTATATCCAAACTTTTCATCAAAAGTTCTCACGGGACCAAGTTATATGTACAGTTTTGCACTTGATCCGTTTTCTGAAATTCCAACTGGTACACTTAATTTCAGTGCGGTTCGATATCCCTATATACAACTCAACATGTTCTCGGCGGATGTAAATGGGGTGTACCCTAATGTATCTGGTCAACCAATTGAACCTCGATCAGTGTACATATATGCCGAATCGTTGAATGTACTGGCCTTTTTACCAAACGAAGGAGTAGCTCGATTTGCGTTTCATAACCCTATACTTAAAAAGTAAATATAATATATATAAAGGATCATGAGCACTGGTCGAATAAATAAGATTATTACTGGTCACGAAGACGTGTACATAACAGGTGATCCGCAAAAGACATATTTCAGTCAAAATTTTAAAAGTGTGCAAGGTAAATATCATAAGTACGTTATCGATAATAACAGTGGCCAAGATGTCACGTACGGTTCGACTGTGCGAGTTACTATACCAACAAAAGGTGATATACTTACCAGTTTGTTCGTAAAGGTCATCGTACCTCGAAACTATATATCGTTTATGGGTGTATATACATTAATTGAGTACTGCGATTTGTTTATAGGTGGTCAGTTAATTGAACGTGTTACGACTGATCATACTCAGTTTTTTAATTTTCGAAACATGACACTCGAAGATCAAGATTCGACATTTACATCAGCTACTACATTTAGTAAAACACAAACAGTGAATGAAACAAGTCCGATTAATCAATTGATTTGGGAAATTCCTTTTTACTTTTACCGTAAAGATCACCTCGGTATACCCTTATGCGCCCTTACTAAACATAAAGTGGAACTGGTTATTAAAGTTCGAGAGTGGTCCCGTTTAAAAGAACAAATTACGGCTGATATAGTAACAAGTGTAAATACCGACGGGTCTTTTAATTATTCTACGAATTATCCGGTGAGTACGAAAAATAACCCTTCCGATGAAGCAGCACATCCTCTCATATTATTGTCAGTCCCTTTCGAGTATGCTATCGTACCTGACGAAGTACGATCCAAGATTATAAACAGTACCATGTCGTACATCATTTTACAAAACCAATTACAAACTTCGCACGTGCCTGCTTTTGCTGATACACACGTTCTGAAATTGAATTTTATAAATCCGGTGAATACGTTAAGTTTGTCATTCCGAACAAAAGAACAAATTGAAAATGCTTTGTACATGGGTGCTTACGGTACTCGTTTACAGCTGCCCTTTTCCGATACTGGTAATACCTTTTACTACCAAACTGTATACAAACTTGTTCAGCAGTACGGAAATGCTTTGTACTACAACTACGTTGATATAACATATTCAGGAAGTCTTTTACTTTTCATGAATAATTACATACATCATCTTACGGGTATTCGCATCGACTTTAATGGCGAAACTATAATAGACCCCGAAGACTCTGGTCATTTTATGTTTTTGTACAATGTACGCAACATGACCAACAAGTTCAGAGTTAGTTCATCGATAGGTTCGACTATTGTCGGAGCTGATAACATTAATTCGATAGATCCTTTATTTTATTCGTATACGTTTGCCGAGAACTCGTACGATGACAATCCTGGCGGACAAGTAAATTTCAGTAGGATACGTGAAAAACTACTCACTATAAATCTTGTACCAGCGACCAGTGATAGAGTTTTACACGTGTATGCACGAAGTAATAATATACTAAAAATCAAAGATGGTATGGGTGGTCTGATGTTCACGAGTGCATCCGATTTTAATTTGAATATGGACAATATGTCCAGTGCCGTGTACTAATTAAAAAAAAGATCGCTACGTAATAGTAATAATGCAAGGGTCTCAAATAGGCTTGCATGCCGTAGGTCGTCAAGATACCGAACTGTGTGATTTCAAAAATATACATCGTATAAGCAATTATAATTTCCAACAACATTCGTCGTTTACAAAAACGTTCCGGTACTATGAAAAAATTGGAGAAAACACACCACGTTGGCCATTTGGTAATACTATAAATTTCAACTTGAACCCCAAGACGATGGGTGATTTACTTACGGGTATGTGGATCAAGTTTGAGTATCCGAACACCTCCAATCTTTTTGATGATCGGGCAAGTCGTGATTTAAAAGATAAAAAATATTTTACGGCTCCTTTACCAGGTTTGATATGTTTTAAAGAGTTCAAGTTTACGGTGGATGAACAAATTATAGATGTAATTAACTCAGACAGCGGGTATTTTAATCTTGCAGCAACAGATTTCAATTCTCAAATCAATTTGACTCCAGCTACAAACGGTGATTTACAAACGTACCTCGGCACTACTGATATATGTTTTCCTTTATTCACTTCGGGAAAAGTATATAATGATACAAGGTCAGCTAACGTCATATTTGGCGAAGGTATTTCAGTTTTTACACCGGTTCCATTTTCGTTTATTAATAATTACAAGTACAACAAAAAAATAAAAGGGTTTCCTTTATGTTCTATATACAATCAAAAAATATGTATTTCCGTCGAATTTCAACCTCAAGAATACTTTACCAATTCGCCATATAACGTGTCACTTCCTAAAGTGACACTGGTTACCGAAGAGATTGTACTCGGTGAATACGAACGACATTATATGATGAAATCAGAGATTAATATACCTTATTCGGTCATTGAAAAACAAGTTACTATGGATATAGACAACGTAGAAAGTGTCAAGTCGTCTGCAGCTTCTATTACAAATAGTAGTACTTCTCCTAGTAGTATTAAAATAAATTTACAATCGAATATCCCTCTCAAAGCTATATATTGGTACTTGAATAGAAAAGATAACACGTATATAAATTTCAATCCTGGTACCGTAGAAACATCCACTTCAAATACACTCAACACCACGAATTTTCTTAACCGATCCCATTATTCCGAAAAACCGAATAGATGGATACTTCCTTTTAATTTCAACGATTTGAATGCCAATGCGAATACGTTTATTCAGTACGCACTAAACTATCCCAGTATATCAGAATGTTCAATAACGAGTTTAGAAAATGATATAGGATTTAAACAAACAACTGATTATAAAACGCAATACGGTTCTATTTATTTTCGATTAGATACATACGGTAGAACTAATCTTTTCAAACCATTAGGTAATTTTTACATGTATAATTTTGTCGATGATATATTTTCCCAGTATCCATCAGGGTTTGAAAATTATACCATCATGGACAAGAGTGTGAAACATACGCTCAATATAAATTTATTGAATTATTCCGATATAAAAAACAACGTATATATTCTAAACGTGTTCAATATAGGATTTAGAAATCTCTATTTCAAAGATGGATTTGTTACGGTGACTTCTTATTCGTGAACAGTGAATTCTTGTTGGTCTCGATATAATCGATGATATTGTTCTTGATACACCACCGTATGAAATTGAGTTGGGCGAC